ATACAGGCGAAACAGGGCCAACTGGTTATACGGGCTATACAGGCGAAACAGGGCCAACTGGTTACACGGGCTATACAGGCGAAACAGGGCCAACTGGTTACACGGGCTACACAGGCGAAACAGGGCCAACTGGTTACACGGGTTATACAGGCGAAACAGGGCCTACTGGAGCATCAGGTGAATTAGGCCCAACAGGACCTACAGGACCAGAAACGTCGATCATACCTTATGTGCAAACAGTAATTGGAACAACTGATTACAAATGTTATGCTGACTCTATTATTATATTCGACGTTATTCAAACTAATACTGCTCCTTCTATTTTTTCATACTCCACAACAACAGGAAAGCTGACAATACAAGAATCCGGCATTTATATATTTAAATGTATAATAAATTGTAGTGGATTAGATGGTTCAGCAAGTTCTAACATCCGTTTATATAAAAATAATCAACCAATTGTATCAAGTATGACTTATGTTGTATCTACAAACATAGCAGCGAATGCAAGTGCAGGTGGAATTGAGATATCACTTAATGTTATAAATGGAGAAGTTTTTCATATTTACAACGAGTTAAACGGATCAGATCTCATATTCAATAATAATTTATGTTGTAGTTTCTCTGTTATGAAAATAGAATAAAGAGACTCAGAAAATATAAATAAATGAATAATTATGTTTATTGTCGTTCGTGTAAAATACCATATTATTATGATCATCAAACTAACAAAAATTATATCGTATCTAAAATCGTTTTTCCCGAAAACGTGAAAATGTTATCATTTCCTATAGGCTATTGTTCAAATTGTAATAAATATATATCAGTAGGTCGTGAGAAAGGTATAACAATAGAAAATAAGATGTATGGTAAAATTTGAATTATGAATGAATAGGTATATACAAAAAATAAATGGCAGATATGTTAAAAGATTTTTTTAAAAAAACTCATTATGTTGACAATCAATTAGACCCCTATAACAATTTTATAAATCACGAGATCCAAGCTATAATTGATAGAGAATCTACTATATTTATATATTCTGAAAAAGATGATTGTGAAGGAGATACAGATGGTTGCGCTAAGAGCAACAGCTCAACTGGTCTCAATAGCCCGAATCTTCATTCATCAAATGAACAACAAAATTTTCGTGGAAAACCTATTATGTTAATTAAATTTGGCAAAGTATATGTTAGTAGACCTACTTTCATATCTAGCGATCGTGTATCAAATCCACTTTTTCCGAATGAAGCAAGAAATCGAAATATTAGTTACGATGGAACTATATTCGCAACTATAAGAATTAACAATCTTGAAACTAATCAAATCTCTGTTTATGACCAAATATCAATAGGAAAAATTCCTGTAATGATAAGGTCAGATATTTGTAACTTGTCACATTACAATAATGAAATATCAGAATGCTCTAATGACCATGGTGGTTATTTCATAATTAAAGGTAAGGAAAGAGTGTTAGTATCACAATTAAGACGAGCGTATAACAAAGTATATGTTGAGCATAATCCAGAGGAAAAGTATGACTATACGGCTGAAATAAGAAGTATGACATCAGGTGGTAATTCTATATTAATTCAATTGAAATATAACAACATAACAGGAGAATTGATGTTTTCACTTCCTTATATTAAGACTCTTATTCCAGCTGGGGTTGTTTTTAGAGCATTGAATGTTAGCGAATCTGATATGTTAAGTTATGTAAGGATAAAAAAACCCGATCATGTAATCCGAATATTGAAGAAACAGTTTAATATCCAAAATAATTCAGAAGAAGCTATTCAGTGTATTTCTAATTATATGAACGATGAAACGAAATGCGCAGATTATGTAAAAACAATTTTTTTGAATGAGCTATTTTGCCATATTGAATATAAAGCAGAGGTTCAAAATCATAAATACAAAGAAAATGACGAAAAGGCGTTACAGCATATTAAAGCTGCTCATTGCGGATATATGATTAAAAAGCTGATTGAAACGACACTAAATATTAGAGCTATTGATGATAAAGACAGTTTATCAAACAAAAGACTAGACTCTACTTCGTCTCTTTTAGGCTTCTTGTTTCAAATCCTGTTTAAACAGTTTGTAAAAACGATCACAAACCAACTTAAAATGAAAAAAAATCCAGATCCTATTACTACGATTAGATCTATAAATAGCATTACCCATGGTTTTAATATGTCATTTATGACAGGAAATTGGAATGTTCAAAAAAATTCATCGTTTACTAGAGTCGGAGTTTCACAAGTACTCTCCTGCCACAATTATGGGGCAAGACTGTCACACCTCAGGCGGATTATGCTCCCGATAGGCAAAAAGGGTAAAAACTCAAATGTGAGACAACTTCATTCGTCTCATTTCTCGTTCATCTGCCCATACGAAACTCCTGAAGGAGACACTGTCGGGATCGTTTCCAATCTTACTCTATGCACCAAAACTTCAACGTATAGTGACAATAATGAAAAAACAAGTCGTCTTATACGACAGATCACAGCTACACTTCAAAAAGACCCACGAAATCAAGACACGCTTATACTTATGAATGGAGTTATAGTGGCTGAATCCATTAACTGTTATGAATTCGTACAGACTTTCAACAAATTTAGACAATCCGACTTAGTAGACTGGTCGACCTCAATGGTATGGCTTAGAGAAGAGCGTGAGATTCACATTCAAACAGATGAAGGACGTTTTCTAAGGCCCGTCTTTCTACTTGATTCTATGAACAGAAAGATCAAATTTGACCCAGGAAAGTTTAAGCAAGCTCCATATTTTTCAGAAAAAGTATCTGATGAAAATTTTGTAGTAGTATTCAGAGACGCGTGGGAACTTGAACATTCAGTAATAGCAATGTCTGAAAATTATTTAACAAAATTTAAATGCGATTACCTTGAAATTCGTCCTTCTATGACCATGATGGGCGGTATGGCATCTGCTATTCCTCTCTCTAATCATTCTCAAAGCCCTCGTATTGCGTACCAAGCTGCAATGGGAAAACAAGCTATAGGCATTCCGGTAGAAAATTTTCAACATAGATATGATACAACGTTACATGTTCTCGACACACCTCAAAAGCCAATTACAAGAAGCGAAATGGTTAGTGTTCTGAATTTTGATAAAATGCCACATGGAGTAAATGCTATAGTAGCTATAATGACTTATACAGGATTTAATCAAGAAGATAGCATCATTTTAAATAAATCATCCATAGATAGAGGATTATTTTCAGTTACTACGTTTAAAACAATAATTGAAGAAGAACGAAAAAGAGGAAATTCAGATTTTGATACAATTTGCGTTCCTAAATCTGAATATCGAAATCCTAATTATGATTATTCATTATTGAATGAGAACGGGTTAATTTACAAACTGAACGTATGGCTTTCCAAAGGAACTGTGATCGTAGGAAAAACTAGAACTCAAACTGGCAAAGATGAAAATAACGAAAAAAAATTAATTACTTCAGATGTTAGTGTCGTAATTCGTCATGGAGAAGAAGGTTATTTATCATCAATATTAGACACTGTTACTAATGATGGAGTGAGAATAATCAAAATACGCGTACGAATACCGCGTATTCCACAAAAAGGTGATAAATTTGCATCTTCTACAGCTCAAAAAGGAACATGTGGCATGATATATAGTGAATATGACATGCCATTCGATGAATCTGGAATAACACCTGACATTATCATCAATCCTCATGCAATTCCGTCTAGAATGACCATCAATATGCAAATAGAAATAGCGTTTAATCTTGCTGGATGCAAATTATGGAGAGAAATGGATGCAACACCTTTTGATCACAATAACATAGAACAAGAACTTGAAAAATTAGCTGCTGAAGCTGGGATATCCTCGTACATGTCAACAATGTACTGTGGAATGACGGGAGTAAAGTTTCCGCAAAAAATATTTATGGGTCCTTGTTATTATCAACGATTAAAACATATGGTCGTCGATAAAATACACGCTCGCGTTGCTGGTCCTTTAGACACGTTGACTCATCAACCAGTAGCCGGAAGAGCACGAGATGGAGGGCTTAAATTCGGCGAAATGGAAAAAGATTGTATGCTGAGTCATGGTGCAACCAGAATATTGAAAGAATGCTTATTTGACAAAAGCGATCACTACACAATCCCGATTTGCAGTAACTGCGGCGCTATTCCCAACAACAGATCTGAGTGCACGTGTTCCAATTCCAAGGTAGAACTCAAGAACATGCCCTACGCCACGAAACTACTCTTCCAAGAACTCATCGGAATGGGGCTGAAGATCCGCATTAGCTGAACTATTTGAGTTATTTGATCTGAACTATTCTGACTTGGAGTTATTTATGACCTTTGGTCATAAATATGATTAAAATCGAGTATCACGAATCACTATCATATCCAAATGTGTCATCGCAGCTATCTATATACGGCGCAGGTAAATTTAAAAATTGATAAGGATTGTGAACTCGTTTGATCCTTATATCATATAACCACTTATCAAAAATGTAAAAATGAATAATAGTTTGTAAAGCGAATGTTGTCAAGTTGTTCTCTACAAAATTCTCAAACTCACCTATTCCTTTTTCATTTAACAAATACCATAAATGACTGTCTTCATATTTACTGAATATAAACAAATTATTTATTTTGCATGTTCCGTCTAACGTATTTACTTCATATTGCATTTTATTCAAATAAAATTGAATTTATGAGAATAGCGACAACTATAAAAGTAAAATGAACAAAGAAAGATACATCAAACAAGATCCTATCACGCATATTCTAACCCGCCCCGACATGTATGTTGGGAGCAAGACGCTCGAACAGCGACAAGAATATGTATATTCAAACAAGTGCATTTCAAGAAAAAACATAAACGTAAGCCCTGCGTTGTCTCGAACATTTATCGAAATTCTCTCCAACGCCATTGACAACGCAGAACGCGACAAGATGACGTACATAAAAGTTATCCTGTCGCCAACTAACTGCGAAATCATTAACGACGGTTCTATCATACCAATAGTCATTAACTCGCAGCAAATGTACAATCACACTTTAATTTTCGGCCACTTGTTGTCAGGAAGCAACTATGACGATAATGAACAGAGATATACTTCAGGCAGAAATGGTCTAGGAGCTAAACTTACAAATGTTTTATCGAAAGAATTCAGAGTAGAAGGAGTCGATCCCATTAACAAACTCAAATTTGTGCAAACCTGGACAAACAACATGCGAACGACCATCGGCCCTTCTATCACTAAATCATCTCTCAAATGTGGATATACTTCTATTAAATGGTCATGGGATCTATCATGGTTCAAACTAAAAGAAGATGGATTAAGCTCTGACATTTTAGATCTATTTGCGATGTATGTCTTCAACGCTTCAATGGTAACTGGGCTAAATGTACATTTGAATGGGGAGAAATTAGAAAACAAGTTGCATAATTACTTCAATCATTTCAAAGAAAACAATGACCCTCGATCTGTTCTGAAGCTAGATAACGAGCACTCAAAAGTGCTAGTCTCTCCATCTGAAAATGGGGAGTTTGAAGCAATATCGTTTGTAAATGGTATACAAACACGAAACGGCGGCAAGCACGTAAATGCGTGGGTCGAGGCTGTATGTCGACCGATTGTAGACAAGCTTTGCTCTTCACGCAAAGATGCAAAGATCACACTAAAAGATATCAAGCCTTATTTTCGCTTTTTAGTTGTGACTCGAGTCTCAAAGCCGGAATTCGAGGGGCAGGAAAAAAATGAGCTAAAAGCTCCTTCTATCAAGGCTGACAAAATAAGCTCTTCTCAGCTTGCCAAAATTACTAAATGGCCCATATGGAAGCAAATATCAGAATTGACCAAAAACAAAGACGAACAAAAATTAAAAGTAGCTGTAGGAGGAAGCGGGGTGAACATCAAAGAGTACAGCAAGGCTCACAATGCAGGCGGTAAACACAGCAAGGATTGTGTGTTAATCGTTTGCGAAGGGTTGTCAGCAAAAACTTTCGCCGTACAGGGCATCAGCAAAGGGTTCGGCGGCAAAAAAGGCGCCGAGTGGTTCGGTATCTACCCATTACGTGGCAAACTCCTTAACACACGCAATGCATCTGCAAAGTCCATTATGGGGAATCAGGTTATAATGAACCTGATGAAAATACTAGGATTGAACTGCTCACATCCTGACAACTTCGAAAAGCTCAAGTACGGCAAAGTGTGCCTATTAACCGACGCTGACGTTGACGGTATCCACATTGAGGGGCTGCTTTTAAATTTTTTTCATTCGATGTTTCCAAAGCTGATAGATATAGGTTTCGTGATAAGTATGAAAACACCTATACTGCGCGTGAGCATGAAAAACGTGACCAAGTATCTGTACGACGAAAGAACGTTGTCTACTCTTGCTATCTCGAAAGACGCAAAGATCAAATACTACAAAGGTCTGGGAACAAATGAAACGTCAGATATAGCGCATGTGTTTGGAAAAAAAATCTTACAATTCGTAAACGACGATCTCAGCAATGCCAGCTTTAACATAGCTTTTGACCAGTCAGAAAGCCAGAGCCGCAAAAAGTGGCTAGAAGACTATGACCCGACCAAGCCCGCAACTTTTTCATTAGACGACGATAACGAGTCATCATCTTCGATACCTTTCTCGACAACAAGACAATTGAATCACGAACTCATCAAATTCTTTCACGATGATTGCAAACGAAGCATACCGAGTGTGTTCGATGGAATGAAGGAATCTCAACGAAAAGTCGTATTCGCGGCTAAAAAAAGAAATCTCACAACTTCAACCAAAGTAGCTCAATTCGGTGCGTATGTCGCCGAACACACTAACTATCATCATGGAGAAGAAAATCTTTTCAAAACAATTATCAAGATGGCACAGAGTTTTTCTGGCGCGAACAACTTACCTCTTTTCGCTGAAAACGGGCAGTTTGGATCACGCATATCGGGAGGAAAAGACGCAGCTAAACCAAGATATATCTTTACTAAGATACAGCCTTACTTCTCTTTCATTTTTAACCCGGACGATGACCATTTGCTTGATTGTAGAAACGATGACGGGGATATGGTAGAGCCTTACTACTACGTAGCCACTATACCAATGTTGCTTGTTAATGGCTGCACTGGAATCGGCACCGGATGGATGTGCAACGTTCCTCAATTCAATCCCAAAGATATTATTACAGCAGCAAAGCTATGGATGAAAGGAGACAGTCACCGTGAAGAGTTTCAAAAGCATATTCGCTCGATGAATCCGTGGTACAGAGGTTTTTCCGGCTCTGTATCACGCATATCAGACACCAAATTTCAAGTGTCCGGTGTCTTTGAGTCAAATCACAATCATATACGCGTTACTGAATTACCAGTAGGATCGTCAACTGGATGGACAGACTTGCTAAAAATGAAAGAAGACTTGGACGATATGGAAGAGAATGGTATGATAAAAGACCTCAAGCTATATGACAGTTTACTAAATGCCGAGTTTCGAACGTGCGATGGGTTCAATCGTGAAAAGTTCGAAAAGAGCATGAGCGTGAGTGTGAATTTGGACAACATTGTTGTCTTCAATGAAAATGACAAAATTGTGAAAACGTCTATCGTGGGTGTCTTCGATATGTGGGGAAAAGAAAGACTACGTATCAACGAGTTACGAAAAGCGTGGCAGCTAAAGCATATCGCAAAATTGATAAAAACTCTTTCGTACAAAATAACTTTTATAGAAATTGTACGCAGTAAAGAACTCGATCTTACACATGAAGAGTCGTCAATAGTGTCAATGTTAAAAAATAAACTGTCAACCGATGGAAAAACTCCCATTTGGGATCGTCATGACCTAATAGGACCAACTGAAGACGATATCAAAATGCTATTAGATATGCCAGTTCGGATATTGACAAAAGAAAGGTGCTACGAGCTGAAAAAGCAAAAGCAAAAGCACATCAACGATTACGAAGATCTCAAAAATAAAACCATTAAAGACATATGGCACGAAGACGTAAGCAAACTTGAAATTGCTATTGATCTCTAATTTTCTAAATTTATCATTTTTAACCCGCGGGTTAAAAATGATGCCGCAAGACATAAATTTCGATTTGAACCGATGATTATTGATTTATGAATTTGCTTACGTTGAGCTAAATGGAAAACGAATTACCATACTTTGCTCAAGTCAATGAACCAGTCGAGCTATCTAAACATCCTGAATTAGTTGAACGTCTTGAAATAGTGTGCGATGATGATTATTACAATTATTCTCATCAAATAGTTGATAACAGTTGCGCGAAGCGCAACGATGCGGCTGTCCATTATATGATCAAATTTTCAAAATACTCAAGGAGAAGTGTACGATAGATTTCGTTTTTTGCGAGTACAATCTATTTGGTAGATTTAGAAAATAATTCAAATT